CGAGCAGGAGAAGGCCACAGCCTACATGAAAACGTTTGTATTGACCCTCGAAGAGTTAGATGCAGCGGCACAAGGACAAAGCGCATAAAGCTCAAGTTATTGATTGCAGCGTGGAACAATATACCAGTGCAGCACCGCATCTACTTCGCATTTATAATGGGGGTGGTATTTATAACCGCCCTACTGTTGGGGTACGGGGCAGAGGCTGCCAGCTGGTTGACGGGGTAATCTATGAAGCGGGCGGCATCCCCTTGCAAGCGGGGTCGTTGTCCAGGCCTGGTGCGTGATGGTGTGTGCAGTGCGTGTGGTCCAACGCAGAAGCCTGGACAACGGGAGCTGGATGAACGGCGGGGCACGGCTGCGCAGCGGGGCTATGGGTCACGGTGGCGTAGGCTACGGCTCATGCACTTGCGAGCGAACCCACTGTGTGTCGAGTGTATGAACAGTAGTCGAGTCGTTGCTGCGACTGATGTTGATCACATTATTCCAAAGCGCGATGGTGGAACGGATGAGGCAAATAACCTGCAATCGCTGTGTCACGCGCACCACAGCCAGAAGACAGGTAAAGGTGCGTAGGGGTGGGGGGTAGGGGGGATCAAATCTCTACAGCGGTAAACAGGTAGACCGCCCGGGTAGCAAAACGATCCTGGCCGCGAAACTCAATAGCCCCCGGCATGTAAGAGGGTCTTATTATGAGAAAGTGTCCTACATGTGAGACTGAGATCGATTCTGGCAAGAAAAACAAGATTTACTGCCAGGAATCGTGCAGAAAGAAAGCAGAAAAGAAGAGATATAAGAATAGGAGTTCTTTCCGTATTTCTTTGCATATCAGCAAGAAACAGGCATTGGCAACACATGCGGAGCGACAGTCGAAAGCACTGATCTGCGGATACTGTGATACTGAATTTTCTACAGCTAAGGCCCGTGGCCCGCTACCTAAATATTGTAGCTCTCTCTGCAAAGAGCGACATCGGCAAGATCGGAAGCGAGGCGAGTTAAACGGGTTTAATTGTCGCGTCTGCCAGAAGGAATTATTGGGACAGCAAAGATTTCTTTGCGATGAGCACAAGCACGTCAGGGAAGTACGCCTACCAGCAAAATCTTGTGCCCATTGCCAAAAGGAATTTCAGCCCTATTCTGTTGAAATTTATAGTTGCCCTGATTGTATAGGTAAATCCAGAACTAGCGTTCTGCAGAAAGTTTCTGCCTGTGAGGAATGTGGTGACGAATTCTCGTACACAGCCAAGATATGGATTAAGGTGAGGTTTTGTCCCAGATGCACTGCGGCAAAAGAGAGGGATCGGGTTCGTCGTCGCCGCCAGTTGGTGGAGTCGCCGCAGGCTGATTTTATTGACGAGAACGTTATATGGGCGCGAGATAGAGGCTTGTGCGGGATCTGTGGTGAGTCAATTGATTTAAGTGTTAGACACCCAGATCGAATGTGTCTAACGATTGATCATATTGTTCCAATAAGCCGAGGAGGAGCACACGTTGTAGATAATGTGCGCGTGGCTCATTTTTACTGCAATAGTGGGCGAGGAAATAGGGAATAATGCCAGGCGGAAGACCACCTAAACCGACCGCGATGAAGGAACTGGAAGGCAACCCGGGCAAGCGCGCGCTGAACAAGTTAGAGCCTAAGCTCGATCTGAAAATGCCTACGTGCCCCAAACATTTAAGCCCAGAGGCAAAGAAGGAATGGCGGCGCATATCTAAGGAACTGCTGTCGGTGGGTCTATTGACATTGGTCGACCGGGCGGCGCTGGCTGCCTACTGCCAAACCTGGGCGCGCTGGGTCGAGGCCGAGGAGCAGATCAACACGCCCGGATTCGAGACTGTTTGTTCGACGGATAAAGGCTACGAACACCTTAACCCGTGGTTGCAGGTATCAAACAGCGCGCTAAAACAGATGAAGGCATTTTTGACCGAATTCGGCTTGACCCCGGCGAGCCGCAGCCGGATCGTCGTTGCGCAGCCGAAGGAGGAGGATCCGTTTGATGAGTTCCTCCGCCGTCGTAATTGAGCAGCCGGTTGCCGAACAGTACATTGACAATGTAATCGCTGGTCGAATCGTCACATGCCGCTGGGTCAAGTTGATGTGCGAGCGCCATCGCCGGGACCTCGCCCAGGGCGCCGAACGGGGCCTGTATTTCGATGAAGGGGCGGCCCAGCATGTGCTGGACTTTTTCCGCTTTCTGCGCCATTCCAAGGGCAAATGGGCACGGCAGATCATAGAGCTGGAGCCATGGCAGCAGGCGGTGTTGTGGGTGCTGTTTGGCTGGTATCGTGCGGATGGCCAGCGGCGCTTTCGAATCTCCTACTGGGAAGTGGCCAGGAAAAACGGCAAGAGCACGCTGGCGGCTGGCATTGGTCTCTATCTGATGATTGGCGACGGCGAGCCTGGCGCCGAGGTTTATAGCGCAGCGACCAAGCGAGACCAGGCCCGCATTACGCACGCCGACGCGACCCGCATGGTCAAGGCCAGCCCGCATTTGCGCAAACGGATCACCTGCTTTCGGGACAATCTGCACGTCAAAGACACGGCCACCAAATTTGAACCGTTGGGCCGTGACGCTGATAGCATGGATGGGCTCAATGTCCACGGCGCGATTGTGGACGAGCTGCACGCTCACAAAAGCGACGAGGTGTGGGGCGCGCTGGAGACGGCCACGGGCAGCCGGCAACAGCCGATGATGTTCGCGATCACGACGGCGGGTTTTAACCAGCTCTCATTTTGTTTCCAGCTGCGTGATTATGCGCTCAAGGTGTTGGAAGGCATTGTCGAGGATGATTCGTTTTTTGCCGTCGTTTTTACGCTGGACGAAAAAGACGACTGGACCGACGAAAAGAACTGGATCAAGGCGAATCCTAATCTGGGTGTGAGTGCGGATCTGGACGATCTGCGCAGCAAGGCGAAGCGGGCGAAGGACATCACGAGTGCGCTAACTCACTTCCTTACCAAACATTTGAACATCTGGACCCGCGCTGCGGAGATCTGGATTGCGCCTGAGAAGTGGAAGGCATGCGGTGGGCCGCTTGATATGCAAGCGTTGGCGGGCCGACGCTGTTATGGTGCGCTGGATCTCTCCAACACGCTCGACATTACAGCGTGGGTGCTGGTTTTTCCGCCGACCAGTGAGAACGATCGTTACATCGTACTGCCGAGATTTTGGGTGCCGGAAGATGCGATCCGGGAGCGCAGTTTGAATGACCGGGCGCCATATGAAGCCTGGCAGAAGCAGGGACTGATCGAAGCGACGCCGGGCGAGGTGATTGATTATGAATTCATCTATGCCCAAGTTGATCGGGATGCGCAGATTTACGATATTAGCGAGATTGGGTTTGATCGCTGGGGCGCGGCTGAGGTTTATCTGCGCCTGGCAGCGGCCGGCATGACGATGATCCAGATCGGACAGGGGTTCGCTTCGATGTCGCCACCGATGAAAGAGTTAGAGAAGTTGATCGCCAGTAAACGCCTGGCGCACGGCGACAATCCGGTGCTGACGTGGATGGCCAGCAATATGGTGGCCGTGCGCGATCCGGCGGGCAATATCAAGCCGGACAAGCGCCGGATCCGGGAAAAGATTGACGGCATGGTGGCATTGATCATGGCGCTGGACCGGGCCACCCGCCACGAGCCAAGCGCGTATGAAGAACGTGGAGTGTTAGAGGTATGACAACGCCGACAGCTGACATTGTTCTGATTGAACTGCGCGCCGGCGGTAAGTTTCATGGCCAGCTCGATCCGGTCTCAATGCGACTGACCGTGTGTGAACGTGATCGGGTTTATGTGTACGATTTGGCCGCATCTATCCGTGAGGGGCGCAGTGTCGTGGCTGACTATGGTCTACGCCCAAGACCCCCAACGAATACCAATAGCCTATAGACTTTTACGTACAAATGTGCTATTATTTTTGCAGTTACCAGGGGTTTCGTTGCGATGAGGGAGTCATTACCCGATGAGCAATAATGACCGATAGTCTAAATATAACAAATAAGGGGCGGTGATCATCTGATCACCGCCCCTTATTTGTTGAGCTTCCGCAGTTTTCCGCGGAAGCAGCGTGTTATACTGTTCGTCTCGATTCACCAAGCGAGGCACTGCGAATCTTTGATTGATATGTCTTCGCCAACTCCAGCATGTCCTCAACGACGCGCAGATCACGCATGATTGTGCCGCGGTGGACCCCAAACAATTCGGCCAAATCCGACATGTTGACGGTGGCCGGGTCGAAGTCAGCGCACTGGATGGAGTGGCCCAGGGCGATTAGTCGGGCCGATTTGAGCTCGCCTTTACTGCTCATTATTCCTCCACTTTGCGGAGCAAAATGCCAGACTGATATTTCCCTATGTTATACTCGCCGACTGCCTGCGGCCAGCGCTGCACCGCCGACCGCATTGTAATTCGATATGATGTGTTGCCGCCGCCACTGAGTGCGAAGGAGCCAACATCACCAGGTGAGGCTGGCACAATGTGGATCTCACACCGTTCATCCTCGAAGCGCACCCGGATGCGATCCGGCGTGCCAATCATGGCCGCCGCGGCATGATTGGCACGCCGGATCGCATCCGGGCAATCGGCGCTTTCGCTGCCCGCCCGCCACCAGTGTTCGTTGGGACTAGATTATGCCAAGCCATATTGTTCGACCTCCTCGACTGCCTGTTGGATCATGGCATCGTATTCGAGCCATGCCGCATGAATAAGTTGGCTGGCCACATCCACCGGTTGCAATTCGGCGTTGCCGGTTGCGCCCCGTCGTGCGAGCAGTAAAACACGCAACTCTGATGCTGTCTCTTTGCTGAGTTGGAGCCGTCGAACCAGAGACCCGGCTCCAGGGCGACGGCCACCGCGCCTACCGTTTGGGTTTCCAGGGCGAGATCCGCCATGCTTGTTACTGGTCATAGCCTTATTCCTCATCGTAAGCCGGACTATTTACCCATTCCATCACCGCTATTTGATGATCGGTAATTTCCGGTAGTAGCGCTTGCGCCTTTGGTCGACTCGATAGGACTGCCTGACAAGCCCACCAGATTTGTAAGTCTGGATCGCCTGGTGCGCATTGCGCCGGCGATCTTACTTCGTTCTGCCAGGTCTCGATCTCTTCATAGCTGGCCGCATTGATGCGATCCTTGATCCACTGCGGTACGTCGTAAGACGTGATTTTGGGTTGCATGTTCGCTCTCCTTTGCTAGATGTTCGTTGATGGGGCTCGTGCTACCAGAATTTCACGTCACCGTAGTTAGCAAGTGACTCCTGGTTTTTGAGTCCGTATTGGATATGGCTGGTCACGTCGCGCACCAGATCGGCGGGCAAGGTGGAGCTATAGTAAGCCTTTGTGTATCTGTGCTGCGTTTGCCCATTTTCGTAATGGACATCAAATTCAACGATTAGGATTCCATTTAGATCGCCGGGTCGGATATTGTCTACGCTTTTGATTTGCATGCCCATCTCAATTCTCCTCTATCTATCTGAGCTACTTCGTTTCGCCCACTTGATTGAATTATATCATAATTCAATCAAGTGTCAATCCCCCAATATCGCACTTTTACCTTAAATTTTTGCGTCCAAATTGCTGATTGAAAATTCTGAACAGGTGTGCTAAACTGTGCATATTCCACGTATGATCGCCCAGTTACTCCGGAGTGGGGGCTCATACGTGAGCCCAATGTTTTCCCAGGAAAACACTAAGCGAAGCGACTATATCTGAGAGCGCATGACGCCACACGAGACCGCAAGGTCCGGGTGGCGTTTTTTATTTCCAGGGGATTTTTGTGGGGGCTATCAGCTGGCTGACTGGGGTGCTATCGTCGCTGAATGAGAAGCGGGCCGCGCCGACCGATGCCGACATGTTCGCTTTGATCGGCGCCGGCGCCGGGACCTATGCCGGCCCACCGGTAAGCGAGTCATCGGCGCAGCGTTATGGCGCGGTCTATGCCTGTATTCGCATCATCAGCGAGAGCATCGCCGCCCTGCCGCTGGCCCTGATCCGCCAGACGGGTCGCAACCGGGACAAGGCGACAGATCACCCGCTCTATAACGTGCTGCATACGCTGGCCAACCCGGAGATGACCAGTTTCGAGTGGCGCGAATTGATGTTTTCGCACGTCCTGAGCTGGGGCAATGGCTATAGCGAAATTGAGTTCGACGGCCGTGGGCGCATCGTTGCGCTGTGGCCACTCAATCCGGCCAAAATGGAGGATGTGCGGCGGGGTGCCCTGGGCACCCTGGAATGTGTGTACCGCCTGCCTGATCAGTCCGTGCGCACGATACCTTACTGGCGCATTCATCACATCAAGGGCGCCGGCAACGGGGTCATTGGGTTTTCCCCGATCCGGATGGCGGCCCGGCACGCAACCGGGCTGGGATTGGCGCTGGAGGAATATGGCAGCCGCTTTTTCTCGAACGGCGCCCGGCCGGGGCTGATCCTGCGCCATCCAGGCCGGCTATCGCCCGAAGCGCATAAGCGGCTGGCGGCCAGTTTTGCCGGCGACCATCAAGGATTGTCGAACGCGCACCGCACCAAGATTCTGGAAGAGGGCATGGACATCTCGACCATCGGGATCCCACCCAACGAAGCCCAGTTTTTGGAGACCCGTAAATTTCAGGTGACGGAAATTGCCCGCATTTATCGCGTGCCTCCGCACATGCTGGCCGACCTTGACCGCGCATCATTCTCCAACATCGAACACCAGTCGCTCGCCTTCGTCCAGAACACACTGTTGCCGTACATTGTGCGCCACGAGCAGGCGGTGGCGCGTGATCTGCTGACGGAAACCGAGCGGAAGACGCTGTCTGCCAAATACATCGTCGCCGGCATGTTACGCGGTGACCTATTGAGTAGATCGCAGGCATACAACACGGGCATCCAGGCCGGCTATCTGACCCGCAACGAAGCGCGTGAGCTGGAGGATCTCAATCCGCTGGACGGTCTGGATGAGCCGCTGCAACCGCTCAACATGGTTACGGCCGGCAACCAGCCACCGGCGCCCCAGCCTGCCCGTTCGGTGCGCCTGGTGGAGGCCGAACCGCCCAAGCTGATCGACAGGGAGACGCGGGCCGCGTCGACGCGCAAGAGTCGCCAGGCCCTAATGCAGCGCCACGTGCGCCTGTTTGAAGACGCAGCCGGGCGAGCGGTCAAACGTGAGGTCGCCGACATCCGCAAGGCCATCCCGAAGTATCTGGGTAAGCGCAGCGCCGCTGATTTCGAAGCATGGTTGGCCACCTTCTACGAGCAGGTGCGCGAGTGGCTGCCGGATCTCTTCCGCTCGCTAATGCTCTCTTACGCTGAGTCGATCCTGGAGGCGGTGGCGGGCGAGCTGGACGGCGAGCCGGCGCCGCTGAATGACGAGCTGCGCACGTGGGTTGAAGAATATCTGGCCAACTTCACGGCGGTGTATGCGGTCGGTGGTGAGAAACAGTTGCGCACCCTGCTCGCCGAGGCAGAAGACGAGGCCCAGGCCGAAGCGCTGATCAGCGCACGGATGGATGGCTGGGAAGAGACCAAGGCGGCCAAGACAGCATTCGAACAGGCGTTCGAGGCGGGCAATGCGCTATCGATCTTTGGCTACGGCGCCGCAGGGGTAGCGTATCTGCGATGGGCGGCGCGGGGCGATAGTTGCCCGCTGTGTCAGAAGATCGACGGCAAACGAATCCCGATCAAGGGTAGCTTTTTTGACGCCGGCGATACGCTGAGCGCGGACGGGGTCGATCCCCTGCCGATTATCCGAACAGTGAAACATGGACCGATCCACGGTGGCTGTGATTGTGTAGTGATATCAGGATGAACTTATGAAACATAAAACACGCGCCGGGCGGGTATTGTCGTCGGGCAATGAAAAAAAGTTACGCCAGGCGCTGGAAGCGTTGAGCGATGTGTTGGCCCAGCTGGGCGACAGCGAAGAGAACAGCATTCGCCAGGCCAACGGCCCAGAGCTGCGCACATACGCGATGACGGGCGTCCAAGTGCGCGCGGCTAGCGATGGCGCATTGGCTACGATCGAAGGCCACGCAGCCACATTCAATAGCCTGTCGGTCTATATGTATGGCTTTCGCGAGCGCATCGCCCCTGGCGCTTTTGCTGAATCATTGAAAGAGCATGATCAACGAGCATTATGGCAACACGACACGGCGCGGGTTCTGGGCCGTGTGAAGGCCCAGACGTTGCGGTTGTGGGAAGACGACCAGGGTCTGGCATTTGAAATTAATCCGCCCGACACATCCGACGGGCGCGATGCCGTAACCCTGATCAATCGGGGTGACGTAGATCAAATGAGTTTTGGCTTTAATGTCGCGCTAGATGGCGACAGCTGGTCAGAGGATGACGCCGGTATGCCGGTGCGAACATTGCACCGGGTGAATTTGATGGAGATTTCGCCGGTCACCTGGCCAGCCTACACGGCCACGTCGGCCAACATTATGAGATCCGCGCCAGAGTGGGTACAGCGGGCGCTGACCCAGGGCGATGATATAGCAGACGGGGCAGCGCGGGCGCGCCTAAACCGATTGCGTCGAAATTTGCAGTTGCTTAGCACATAGGAGATCGAACAGTGAAAACAGCCGCACAACTCCGCCAGGAGAAGGCATTGAAGATCGAGCAGGCGCGCCAAATCATTGCGGGCGCCGAGAAGGAAGATCGGGATCTGAATAGCGATGAAAACACGCGCTATGTCGCTCTGATCACTGAGATTGAGAGCCTCGAGGCACGTGCTGTACGCCAAGAGCAGGCTGAAGGTTTTACCGGTGTAACTCGCCCGACCAACGAAGGAGCGGCCGCTCATCATCGTCGGCCCACGCCAGACACCGAAGAGGGCATTTACTGCCGCTATCTACGCACTGGTGATCCCGGCGCCGCGCGTGAGCTGCGCGCCAGCAATGACACCGACATGAACATCGGTACGGCGGCCGATGGTGGCAACCTGGTGCCCGTTGGCCACTACAACAGCATCATTGCCCGCCGCGACGAAGCTGCCCTGGACACGCGCCTTGGTGTAATGCCCATTCCGGGTGTTGGCACCACGGTCAATGTGCCGATCGACAATGAGGCAGACGGCGAGTTTGTCAGCACCAACGAGGTTGCCGCGTTCGATCGCGACGCGCCAGCTGTGGATAAAGTGGCGATGACGCTGGTCAAGTACAGCAAAAAGCTCGAAATGAGCTACGAGCTTTTGCAGGATGAGGATTCGGCCCTGATGACATTCATCGAGAACTGGGTCGGCCGCGGTATGGCACGCACGCAGAATAGCCTGCTGTTGACCGAGGCGCTGGCCAACGGCACCGCCGGATTGACGCTCGATGCGCCGTTGGCAATCGGGGCGCCCGAAGTTCCGGAGCTGGTCTACAAACTCCAGGAGGAATACGAGGAGGGCGCCAGCTTTCTGATGCGCCGCGCGACACAGGGTTACTTGCGCGGGCTGGTCGGTTCCAACTTCCAGTTTTCGCCCACGCCGATCAACACGCCGCGAGAGCAGGCGCGCCGGGAACTCTGGGGATTCCCAGCCTATTCCACGCAGTACATGGGCGCGCTGGCGGCCAGCGGGAAAAGCCTGTTGTTTGGGAATTTTGAGTTCATGGGGCGGCGGTTGGCGCCGGAAATTCAGTTCCTGCGCGACCCCTACACGCTGGCGGCCACGGGCCAGGTGCGGCTACTGTACTACTTCCGCACAGTCTATAAGGTGCTCCAAGCGGAAGCGTTCCAGTACGCCACCCACCCGAGCGCGTAAGGCATTTTGACATGACGCACCTGCTGGTATTTACGCCGACCTACGCCGACAAACTCAACCCGCTGACTGTTAAGTCAGTGGTGTTGCAGAAATTTGCTGGGCGCATGACCTGGGAGATCGGGCGGCACAATCCGCACCCGGCGCTAGGCAACGCCAACGTGACGGCGCAGTACCAGCGGGCGCGTGAGATCTTTCTGCAGGGCGACTATGGCGCGCTGCTGACGATCGAGCATGACATGATTGTACCCGCTGACGCAGCGCAAAAGCTATGGGAAACGCCGGCGGATGTGGTCTATGCGCCCTACATGTTGCGCCACGGCAGCCACGTGCTCAATACCTGGCAGTACAACGGCGACCGCAATTTGGGTATGAGCCTGTCAATGTATCCAAAAGAACTGGCCAGCCTACGCCAGGCAGGCGTGGGGCGTGTGAGTGGCGTTGGGCATGGCTGCACGTTGATGCGGCGCCACGTGGTCGAGCGGTTCCCGTTCAGATCGACGGATGACAGCTCGCCCGATATCCCGTTTGCGACCGATTGCCTGCAGGCCGGGGTGGTGCAGCTGGCGCGCTTTGATGTGCCGTGCGGCCATGCCGATGATGAGCGAGGAGGTGTGATTTTGGAAGTTAACAATACTGCCGGCGCCGGCGACCTGGTCAACGTGATCGGCCTGGTCGATGTGGTGGCCAGCGTTGAGGGCCAGGCCAAACGCCTGTACCCGAACAAGCCCTACAAATTGCCAGCGGAGACCGCCAGCGAGCTGGCACGGGCGGGCTATGTGCGAGTTATCGCCCTGGAAGTGCCGCCCGTGGTCACCGAGACGGCCGTCAACCCTGTTGCGGCACGCCGAAACAAGCGAGGTGCCTAATGCCCTTCCTCCAGATCCTGACCCGCTGCTACAAGCGCCCGCAACTGTTGCTGGCCAACATCTCCAGCCTGGTCGCCATGACCGACCCCGACTGGGTGCAGACCTGCCTGATCGACAATATTGGCCGCGGCATTGGCTGGAGCTACACCAATATGGCGGCCCACGCGCCGCTGCTGCGCGGGGAATATATTTGGATTCTGGATGATGACGACGTGTGCAGCCGCCCAACGCTGGTCGCCGAGTTAAAACAGATTGTCGACGACAAACGGCCGGACGTGATTATGATTCGCATGCACCACGGCCCCCTGGGCGTACTGCCCGGCGCCGGTGACTGGGAACAGCCACCCCAGCAGGCGCATATTGGCTGTAGTGCGTTTGTGGTGCGGCGTGAGGTCTGGCAGCAGCACGCCGGCGCATTTGGCGACCATTACGCTGGAGACTTTGATTTTATCGCCGCGGTGTTTGCCAGCGGGGCGAGTGTCCATTGGCACGATGTCATTGCCAGCCGGGTGCAGTGTATCAGCAACGGAAAGGCCGAAAAATGTTTGTGACCAATGTACGCGTGCAGACGGCGCCGGCGGTGGAGCCGGTGACGCTGACGGAGGCCAAGGCGCATTTGCGGGTCGACCACACGGACGAAGACACGCTGATCACCGCCCTGATCCCAGCGGCCCGGCAGCTGGCCGAGATGCACAGCCGGCGCGCCTTTGTGACGCGCACCCTGGACGCGTCGCTCGACAATTGGCCGTACGACGATGTGATCGAGTTGGCTTACCCACCGCTGGTCAGCGTGACCAGCATCACCTACCTCGATGACGCCGGCGACTCGCACACGATGGCGAGTGATGATTATTTTGTCGACACGATTAGCCAGCCGGGCCGGATCTGTCTGGCCGATGATGCCAACTGGCCCGCCGAGACGTTGCGCCGGCGGGCGGCCATCACCATCCGTTACGTGTGCGGTTATGGGCTGGCCGTGGCGGTGCCGCAGAACTACAAGGCCGCCATCCTGCTCCTGATTGGTCACTTGTTTGAGAATCGGGAGGCCGTGATCGTTGGCGCTGGCCTGTCGGCGACGGCGATTCCGCTGGCGGTGGATGCGCTGTTGCTGACCGACCGGGGTTCGTTCTAGTTTTCCTGGGAAAACATTTATGCAAGCGGGCAAGCTACGCCATCGGGTGATCATCGAAAGTTATACGACCAGCCGGGCCACCGATGGCCAGGAACTAAAAACGTGGGGCACGCTGGTCACCGTGTGGGCTGAGGTCAAGAACGCCGGCGGGCGCGAGCGCTTTGTCGCCGGCGCCGATCAGAAGGTGGCCACGGCCACCCACACGGTGCGCATGCGCCGGCGGGCCGATGTGACCCTGTCGCCCGTGGCGCACCGCATCCGCTGGGGCACGCGCCTGTTCGACATCGAGGGTGTTGACGACGCCGACGGACGCAGTAGAGAGATCCACGCACTGTGCCGTGAAGTTGTTGGGGAGGCGCCGTAACATGGCCAACCAGGTGCGCATCCGGGGCGCCGACGAGCTGGCGCGCAAACTGCGAGCGCATGGCGTCGACGTGCAGCAGGGTCTGGAGAAGATCACACTGGCGGCCGCCGAGGTGATCCGGGCTGACGCCGAGAGCCGTGCCGGCGGTGAGTTTGAGATTATCAAGGAGACAGCCGAGAACCGCCAGCACCGGGTGCGAGTGGCGATCGGGCCGTCCAAGAAAGAATGGTACGCGCGCTTTCGGGAATTCGGCGCCAGTGCGCACGAGATCAAAGCGCGGGGCAAACAATTGTTGGTGGGCGGCGATACCCCTCGCCGGCGGGTGGCCAGACATCCGGGCGTAAATGCCCGGCCGTTCTTGCGGCCCGCAGCGGACGAAAATCAGGACGAGGTATTGGCAGCGGGCAAGGCAGAGATGAAACGCGTGACGGGGCTCTGATGCTGATTGAAGAGGGGATCTACAGTTATCTATCAGTCTACGCCGGCCTGACGGCGCTTGTGGGCACGCGCATCTATCCGCTGGAAAATCCGCAGAATGTGACGCTGTCGGCCGTGTGTTACCAGCTGATCAGCACGCCCCAGGCGCCCGGCTACACGCATCAAGGCCCGTCCAACCTGCTGATGCCCCGCTTCCAGTTTGACTGTTATGCCGGCACGGCGCTGGCCTGCCGACAGGTCGCTGCGCAGGTGCGGGCGGCCATGGACGGCTATACGGGTCTCATGGGCACCGTTGAGGTGGCCGTGGCGCAGGTAGTCAGCGACCGCGCCGCGTATGAGGATGAGCCACGCCGGTTTCGTGCCGGCGTTGATGTGCAAATTCAGTACTATCTATAGAGGAGAGTCAAATGACAGAGGCAATCACCAACTACGGTGTGCAACTCAAACGCAGCAACATGGCGGCGACGCCCGTTTTCACCGCATTGGCCGAGATGACCAACATCGACGCGCCCGGACTCGAAAATATTGTCGCCGAGGCGACACGCCACGTCGCCGGCGGGGGCTATCGGGAATTCATTGCAACTGGTCTCAAAGAGCTGCAAGAGTTCACCATCGACATCAACTACGTGCCCGGCAACGGCGACCACGACGCCGCCACCGGCCTGCTGGGGGATGTGATCAGTGGTGCGGCGATCAATTACCAGCTCGTTTTCCCGGACACGACGCAGTGGGCATTTACCGCCATCTGCCGGCTATTCAAACCGATGGGCGCTGACGCCAAATCGCCGGCTACGCTGAATGCGAAGGTCACCTTCCGGCCGTCCGGCACGGTGACGCCGGCCTAATCAGACCGCAATTTTTATTACTAGGTAAGCGGCTTACCAGGCGGATCCGTAGCACGGCCTCGAAGCCATTTACACCTGTCGACTATTCGCAATTTTTCATGAGGGGACAACCGTGGAAGAGACCAAGAAAAACATCCTGAGCCGTGATTCGATCCTGGGCCGCAGTGTGCTCAAACGCAAAGAGATCGAGGTGCCTGAACTAGGCGGCACCCTGATCATCCGTGAGCTGAACGGCACGCAGGGCGCTGATTTTCAGCGCCGATCGCTGGAGGTGGTCGACGGCCGCACGGCGACGATCCGCGATGCCACGGCGCTGGCAAACCTCAATGCGCTGGTGATCGTCTGGTCGGCGATTACCGAGGATGGCCAGCCGCTGTTTACCAAGGAGGACATCCCGGCGCTCAATGCGCTGGGGGCATCGTTTTTGGACCTAGTCGGCAACGAGGTGCTCAAACTGAGCGGACTGGACAAAGCGGGCCGGGGACGTGCGGGAAAAAACTAATTGACGCGCCAGACGAACGATTCTGGCACCAGTTAGTTTTGGCCGGAGTCGGCGCCGGCGCTACGGTCGCCGAGCTGAAAGAACGGATGGGCTACAGTGAATTTGTCAGTTGGCAAGCCTTCGCCGGCGTTGAGCCGATTGGAGATCACCGGGCGGACATCCGTACCGCGCTGATCGTCGCCGCCGTGGTCAACACCGTGCGCAATCCGCAGAAGCACAGCGAGCCCTACAAGCCCAGCGAGTTTTTGCCGGATTACTGGCAGGCGGCAGCCAATCAGGCACCACAGGATTGGCGCACGCTCAAACAAAAAGTACAGGTGTTGAATGCCGCTTTTGGCGGCGCGAGTAAACTCAAAGAGCCACAATGAATGTAGGGCAGCTGGTTGTTGACCTGGTGACCGATGCCAGTGAATATGGACGCGGCCTCTCCGACGCCGAGAACCAGAATAAGAGCTGGGCAGGGCGCATCGGTGGCGTGGCCAGTGGCGCGCTGAAAGGCATGCTGCTCAGTGGCGCCGCCGCGGCTGTGGTTGGCATCGGCGCGATTGGGGCAGCTGCGTTCGATGTCTCGCGCCAAACCGAGCAGGCCAGCGCCAATATTTCGGCATCGCTGGGGCTGCCGATTGCCGAGGCCGAACGCTTCGGCGAGGTAGCGCGCCGGGTCTATGGCAATAATTTTGCTGAGGATGTGACGGCCGCCGGCGCCGCCGTCGGCGAGGTGGCCAAACAATTCCAACTGGCCGCCGATGATCCCTCGCTCCAGCGCATCACCGAACAGGCCATTGCCTTAAAGGACACCTTTGGCACCGAAGTGCCGGACAGTGTCAGCGCGGCCCAAACGCTGATGGAGAATTTTGGCATCTCCAGCGACGAGGCGTTCAATTTGATCACCGCCGGCTACCAGCGCGGCCTGGACCGCAGCGGGGACTTCCTCGACACGATTGGCGAGTACTCGACCCAGTTCGCTAACGGCGGCGCCAATGTATCCCAGTTTTTCAGCATGCTGGACAGCGGCCTGCAGGGCGGCATGTTGGGCACCGACAAAGCGGCCGACATGTTCAAGGAATTCCGCGTCCGGATCCAGGATGGCAGCACGCTCACCGCCGAGTCGCTGGCCAGTATCGGGCTGAACGCCGACGCGATGTCTGCGCAGCTGGCCAACGGCACGCTGACAGCCGCTGAGGCCTTCACCATGGTGCAAGAGGCCCTGGTTGCCACGGGCGACGAGAACGTGCGCTTCCAGGCCGGCGTGGGGCTACTGGGCACGCAATTCGAGGACCTAGGCACCAAGGCCGCCCTGGGCGCCACACTGACCTCTGACGCCTTTGCCAATGTCGAGGGCTCGACCGACAGCCTCAACAACAAATACGCTACATTGGGCGACGCTGTGAGTGGTATCTGGCGGCGCCTGGTGGTGGCGGGGTCTCCGTTTACCGACAAACTGCTCGACCTAGTCAACTCCGCCATGCCGACCGTGATGACCGGCTTTGATACGTTTGAGGAGAACGTTGGCCCCAGCCTGGAGCGTGTAGGGTCAGTTATCTCTACCGTAATCAGCACCGCCAAGGAATGGTTTGGGGGGTTGTCTGGATCGGTTGACACGGGCACGGATCGATTCGGCTACTTTAAGAGCTGGATTGATACCAATATGCCATTGGTACAAGAAGTTGTGGGCAAGGTGCTGGGCGCCATCCAGGGGTTCTGGGATGCCCACGGCGAAGATGTGATGGAGATTGTCGACAACACATTTGAGAATATATTTTTAGTTGTTGACACCATTTTAAAAACGGTGATGGAGCTGATCACCGCCACCTTGCAGCTAATGAATGGCGACTGGGAAGCGGCTGGCACTACATTATCCGGCATTGTCGAGCGGATTTTTAATACCGCGTACGAGATCATCGGCAACCAGATCGAGAACATTAAGATCTTGGTAACAGAGTTTGACTGGGGTGAGCTGGGCCGCAACATTGTACAGGGCATGATCGACGGCATTGTCGGCATGAGCAGCGCGCTGTGGAATGCCGCCGACCAACTATCACAGGATTTGTGGGACCGGATGACGGGGTGGTGGGATGTCAATTCGCCGTCGGATAAAGCCGACGAGGGCCTGGGGCAGCAGATTGGGCGTGGGTTGGGGCTGGGCGTGCCGAAAGGTTTGGCCGACGTGATGAGCCAGGTGGACGGCAGCATGGCGGGCTTATTTGGCGATCTGGGCGCCGGTTCGGTTGGGCACGCTGGTGGTGGGATCGGGGGGATCAGTTTGATCCAAAATTTCTACGGCGCCACAGACCCAGCCGCCGTGCGTTATGCCGCCGAAAGTGGGATCACAAGCAGCCTACGGGCACAGGGGGCCTAATGCCATACCGGCTATATCTTTTTAACGGCATACTACTGCCTGACCGCATGCCAGAGGACGATTTAGGGACCGGGGCCATTGAATCGCCCTATTACGATTCTGTTGGCGGGGCCTTTAATTATTTCGCCGGCGGCGGGCTCGAGCTGCCCAGGCGGCACCAGATCCAACACCGGGGCATGTATGTGGCCAGCGCCGGCGAGATCGATTACTGGGTTACTGAGGGCGGGGACAACCTGGCCACAGAAGCGGGCGATCTGCTGATTTTTGGCACCAGTGGCGCGAATCTGCGCGCCCAGGTGGATTTGATTAAGGCGCAAATTGGTATTGAGGCGTCATTGTCTCGGGTACGTGATGATGACGGAGCGTTACAATGGAAACGCGCTACTCTGCTATCAGTGCCCCACAAACGCAAGATCGAAGACACCGATACCAAGGCAGAATTGACGCTAAATTTTGAGAGCATCGCCGGCGCCTGGAAAGCCAACACGCCCAATACGAAAACGCAGGCCCTGGCCAGTGGCGCCAATACGGTGGTGGTCAACAATAATAGCGGCATCATTCATTCGGTTACAGATGCGACAATTAGCCTAGTTGCCGCATCTACGATCACCAGCATCCGCGTACAGGGCACGGGTATAGATTGGACGTGGACGGGCACGATTGCCACGGGCCAAACGTGGAGCATGAACGCGGGCACTCAAGCCATCACCAACGCCGGCGTAGGCGCCTACAGCGGCTTTGTGCGCAACGCCGGCCATACATCTGACACATGGTTGCCGTTGGTGCAGGGTGCCAACGTTTTTACGATTACTCTGGTGGGCACGGGTGACATTACGATCACGAATTACGATCACTTTATCTAATGCGAATTTTTATTGACGTAGAAAACGCAGCCGGCACCAAGCTGGGGCAAGGGCCGATCACAAGTGCCAGTGGGGTATCTTTCTCCAATGAGATGGATCGCGCTGGCCAGTTTCAATTTAGCATCCCTGCCACCGATGCCCAGGCCGACCTATTCACGGCCAAACGCAAGGTGAGATTTTGGGGCGTGCTCAATGGCACCCTAACCGAGCTGGGCGATGGCGTGATAGACACCGTAGCCTATCGAGTGGACGCAGACGGCCATTGGTGGATCGACGTTAGCGGATTTAGCGGACTGATCGACCTGGCGGGCTACATAGCCTGGCAGCTCACTCTATCGAATGGCACCACCGGTGTGCCCGAGCCGCCCAGCTATGGTATAGACTTGCTGCGCACCTATGCGGTCATCTATAGCGGCGTGCTCTGGAATTTCAACACCTACGGCACGGAGCCGGCAGTGTTACTGTACGGACAATTTCAAGACGAGAGCATCCTGCGCGCCATGGCCATCTTGTGCGCGCGGGCCGGCGCGCATTTCCGCTACAACGGCGGGCGCAACCTGACCGTATTTTATCAGTGGGAAAATAGCGGGGTAAGGGCCATCCAGGCCCGGGGCGCGCTGCCCGCTGACGCCTGCGCCATCGTGGGCACGATCAAAAAAACCGTTGAATCTGGCCAGATGATGACCCGCATTTTTCCGCGCGGCGCCGGCAACGGGCGGGCCCGGCTGGATCTCAATGCCTGCACCCGTTCCACGCCAACCGGGTACACGGTTTCTAAAACGTTTGGTTTTATTTCCAACGACGCGGCGGTTACAGCCTACGGCGACATTAGTAAATTCGTGGAATTTAAAGACATCAAGCCACTGTCAAACACTGATGCCGATCTGGCGGCGGCCGCCAATGCGCTGTTTGATGCCGCCAAAATTGAGCTAGACCGCAGTTTGCAAAGCGGTATCTATTACCAAATTGAGGTGGCCGACTGCAAAGCGTTGCTAAAGCCGGGCCAAACGATCCGGGTAGATTACCACAACGCCGCGGCTGGCATCGCCATCAACGAAGATCTCTATATTCTCAAAGTGACAACCAAGCCGACCGAGCGCGGCCTAGTCGTCACGAGTATTGTGGTATCCACCATTGACCGGTGGCTCCAGGATGACACGGCCACGGTAACGGCCAGCATGTTACAGGCGAGAACTTACCAGGCGCACGCGCAATTAAATGCCAATGGGTACGTAACCAGCTACAAAGAGCTGCTAGACGACACCGTTATTGCGGGTTTTGCGTTTGAATTTGGCAACGACGTAGCCCAGATCAACCAGGTGTTATTTACGTTTGATCTGTTGCCATTTGAATCGACCGTGCGCAGTGTCGGCGGCACCAGCTCGAGCACCAGCAGCGGCGGCGGGGGCACCAGCAGCACGGCCGCCGACCACACACATGGCGTTACCCTATCAGCGCATACACACACAGTTAGTATTGACGCTCATACGCACACCGTTAGCATTGCTGCCCACAGTCACAGCGTAACCGTGGCCAGCCATACGCACACCGTTAGCATTAGCAATCATAACCACACCGTGAGCGTTAGCGGCCATACGCACACGGTGAGTATATCGAGCCACAACCATGACCTGGAAATCAAGGGGACCAGCGGCGATCCCAGTGGCAGCCGCCCATTTGCGCGCGTACTTTACTTTGACGTAACCGATGATAATTTCTATATCGAAGCGGGCGGGGTCGACCAGGCGGGCACAACCAATAGCGGGGGCAGCTCTACACCAACCAGCGCGAGTGGGGGCAGCCAGACACCGACCAGTTCGAGCGGCGGCGGCGCCACGCCGACCACAGCCAGCGGCGGTGGCACAACACCCAGTACAACGGGCGGCGGCGGCGCTACGCCCACGACCGCCAGTGGTGGTGGCACAACACCCAGCACAACGGACGGCGGCGGCGCCACACCGACCACAGCCAGCGGCGGTGGGTCTACGGCAACCACGGCTGGCGGCGGGGGAAGCTTGGAAACCGCTGTCAGTGCGGGCAGCCATACGCACACCGTAGCCGACCATACACACAGCGTAACCGCATCGGTCAGCGCTATCTACGGGATTTTTAGAGAGGTAGCCGGCAACACCTACGGCATTGTCGATCTGGAATACAGAGTTAACGGGGGAAGCTGGGCCAATCTATCGGGGGCGACCAGCCTATCAGGCGGGCGATATCGGCTAGACCTAACCGCCCTGGTGAGCAGCACCGTAACATTTAGACCATTGGCCGAAGATAACTTGTTAGAGATCCGGCGCAAGTCCAGCTCTGCGGCCAATAAAACTGTAGCCATCCGCGCCCGGCTGAGCGTGCGCAATATCATCCAGGCGATTAGTTATGCGTAGAAGGGAGGGGGCATTGAAGCCAGGCATTAGCATTTGTATGATCGTAAAGAACGAAGCCGAGGTGATCCGCCGGGCAATCGGCGATTGGCGCACGCTGGGCGATCAGCTGATCGTCGTGGACACCGGCAGCACGGACGGCACGCAGGCGATTGTAGAGGGGTTGGGCGGGGTTGTGGTGCCCTTTGAGTGGGAAGCGCCCGGGCACAAAGGCCAGGCCCGTAATGTAGGCGTAGAGGCAGCCGAGCACGAATGGATTGTTGTCCTAGATGCTGATGAGGTTATACAGGATCAGGCCGCCTTACAGTGTGTTGTTACTGGCATGCCAGACCACGTGCACGCGATGAACACGGTTTTTCAAAACTATGACGATAGCGATCACTGTACGCTTAAATGGCGACAGTTGCGGATCTTTCGTAAGGGCTACTATCTGTATAAGCATCGGGAGCACGAATTGCCCTGGCCTATCCGCGATGCGTTTGAGATCAACAGCGAGTTTATCTTTGAGCACCGCCCGCCGGCAGCCCGGGCACCGGCCAAGGCTGATCCCATGTTGGCCCGGCTGGAGTTGGATGTGCAGGAGCACCCCGGCGATCCGCACCCGTTGTATTTTTTGCACCGCCAGTATCTACATGTGGGTCAGTGGCAACGCTGCATCGACGTAGGCATGCAGTATCTACGCCTGCCCGGCGGCCATGATCGCAGCATGGCCTTTGGCAATCTGGCGTTGGCCTGTCTGCAATTGGGCCAACCCGCCCAGGCGCGGGTGTGGTTGCATAACGGGCTGGCGACGCAACCAGAGCGGCGTGTATGGTGGATGAAGTTGGCCGAATTCTACTACAACGCTGGCCAGCCTGGCCCGGCCCTGGCCTACCTATATGGTGCCAAGATGACGCCGGCACTGCCCGGCGAACAGCACCAGGAGCCGGGCATAAACGACCAATCGATCAACGAATTTATTCATTTGTGTGAACACCAGACTGGTGTAGCACACACACACTAAGGAGCGTGACATGACGACCAAACAACAAGCCGCCGAGACAACACCCGAAACGACCTCATTGACGATGGAGGAACTCGCCGCCGCGATGCAGTTCGGCGCCGAGATCGCCCAAGCCCAGGCCACAGTTACAGCGCTACAGCGCGGGCAAGCAATCTTTATCGAGCACTTGCGCGCGGCTAAAAAGGTGAGCGACGATCACGAATTGAATAATTTCGTGGAGGGATTTGTCCTCAAAGCTAAAGTGGAGGCGTAATGGCCATCAAAACAATTGCGACGATCACCAATACAAAAACGACAATCGCCGCCGGGGATCTGGTTGCGGTTTGGAATGCTGCCGACGCGCGCACGGATAAGATCACCGTCCACAACCTGGTAGGGGCGGTGATCACCGGCGGCGGAACCATCGCCCTGGGTGGGTTCACGCTAACCGTACCCGCGGCAGGGACATTGGCGCTCTTGGCTACCGCCAACGTTTTCACCACAACGCAAAACATCAACCCGACCAACACGGCGCACGGCGGCCTTGGCATCAACATGCCAGCCTTAACGGCGGCGACCGCACTGGGTATCAACTACAACGGCGTGGCGCGCGTGACGTTTACCCAGCAGGCGGGATTATCTCGATTCATCTTGAACGCGGCGGACCTGGGCGCCAACGTGGTGGGCGCTGGCGTGTTCATCGGGCGCAACAGCAATGTAGGCAGCCCGGCGGCGGGATTCATCCGCATGACCACGCGCGGCGATGTCAATGAATATATCTGGCCAGACAGTTCTGCCAATCTGCGGATTGGCACCGTTGAGCCGATCTACGACAATGACGCCACCGGTACGGTGATCGGCACGCAAACTAGCATGGCGGCGGCCAAACACATCAGCAACGAGCTGTCGCCACTTGACGACGTACTCGCCCGCATCCGGCAGGGCGCGAAGGCGGTGCGCAGATTCACATACCGCAGCGGCTCCTTTGGCGGGCAACAGTTCGAAGGTGTTGTGATTGACGATGCACCAGAGTACGGCATGGACAGGGACAAGGCGCACCCGGCCGGCAAATCGTTGAACGAGATCAATATCGCCGGCGATCTGTTGCGTTTTGCCGCTTGGTCCATGCAACGAATTGAGGCACTCGAAGGCAATGAATAAATGTTTTCCTGGGAAAACAAAAGCGGTGGCCATGTGGCCACCCGCTTTATTGATCTATTGCCGACCGGTTACCCTTGGCGCAACATCTTTTCTCAAGAACTGGTGCCGGGCAAATTCACGGCCCCATCGGGCCAACATTTGTTCAGCGATGGGGCCGGCGTGCCTTATAGCATACTCTGTAGGATATTCGACCTGGGACCCTACGCCCATTGCCTCGATTGTGATCCGGCACTTCGTGAGCTCGCCCCTGTAATCGTTGGGATCTGGCGAGTAAATCAGATTGTCGCTGTAAGCAGCCAGCGCAACCGAGATGTTCATGTTCCTGATCCAGCGCCCTAGCTCTACCCGTAATTCATCGATCTTCGTTGCGGGAAATATCCGCCGATCTTCTTCCTCTTTCTCTTTCCATAGCTCCATGCGTTTCCTCCTGAATCAATCAGCTCGTTTCCCAATCTTACACCAGATCAAGCTACGGCAACGATTCACACGCCACCTGATTATTATCCTGATCGAGCCGGTGGATATCCCCAAAGCCCAGATCGACGCAGTAATCGAACACGGTCTGTGCTTCGGTTTGGGTGTCAAAATCCGAGCAGTTGTAGGCGTCGCTGGTGCAGACGTAGAGCATCTGCGTGGTGGCTGTTGCTGTGGGTGTGGTAGTGGGCGTGGGCGTGGGTGTGGTAGTGGGGGTTGTCGTGGTGACTGGGCCGATGGTCGGCGTGCCTGGTGGGAGATTGATTACTGGTAGGTAGATGGGGTTGGGGATGGTGTCGTCCGGTGCAACCAGCGGTGCCCCACTCATAGCCGCGATCAAGAGCAACATAAAGGCGGCTATCGTTTTCATTGTAAGGTCCCCTCTCTACAGGAAAATTGTAAGCAACGGAATAAATGAATTACAGGGAAACTCGTTGATTTTGCCTATTGACAAAAAAATGAAACGGGTGTATCCTGATCACATCACAAATATCACACACGGAAACCAGGAATAAGTATTGATGGCAGAAGTTTCAACCCAACAGGCCGCAGCGATCATCAATACGTCCTATATGACTATCCATCGACGGGCAAATGATGGAAAGCTCAATGTACGCCGCGAGGGCTTGCATCGAGATCTACGGATCGAGTTGGACGATCTACGCGAGTTTGCTAAAGCGTATGGCTATAAGTTCAATGAGGATCTAGCGAGGCAGTACATAACACAGGATATTGCTGGTTAGAAAAATCGCCAGCTGATATAAAAGTAGTGACCCCATTCCGCTCCGCCAAGATTGAAATGAGGTCACCACTAGCAGCACCTTAAAAACTAAATGCGCGCCGTTGAGCGCGTACCCGTTATTAGGTTTTTAAATTATATCTAGTATACCATATATGTTTACGGTTGACTAGACGATAATTTCTTTTTGTAATGCCTCGCTGTACCCCGCGCTTAGGATCCTCTTGAAGCCTCTGTCCCACACCGGCGACGATTGTCGCCGGTGTGAGTGTTGGTGTGTACCCCTAAGGGGATTCGAACCCCTGTCGCGGCCTTGAAAGGGCCGAGTCCTGGGCCACTAGACGATAGGGGCATACGGTGCGATTCAAGTAATGTTATACCTATTATTAGGTGACCGGATACAGCCTTGAAAGGGCTGTGATCCGTTTTCTAGTAATAGCAATATTACTATGAAGCAGATCACAGCCCTTTTTCTATTCCGGCGAAGAGGGTGGAGCCAGCGGGGAAATAATATGTTCGCGGATGTCATCCGCTTGAAACAGCGTGTAGCTGGCGGTTTGACGATAAGATTTGTGGCCTAGCTGGCGGCGTATCATATCGGCCCAGCCCGGCGCATTCGGATGCATCAGACCGAGAATCGTAGCAAAAGCTCTGCGCAGATCATGGCAGGCTTGGATCCGCTCCGCGAGGCCTGCGGCAGCGATGGTGCGCTTGACCATTCGATAAATCCCCTGGCGCCCAAACGGCTTGCCAGCTTCGGTCCACCACAGCCCACCCGTCACAATCAATGCATCGTCCATATGGGCAATCAGGTAGCGGCCGGTGACGTTGTCGAATGCGACAACACGGCGGCCCAGCGGGTTGGCCTTGGTTCGTTTCCCGGTCACCAGCGCGGTGCCGGACCCATCGGCGAGCATGGTCAAGTCGGCGACTGTCAGGCTGGCCAGTTCGGCCAAACGTACACCGGTGCCGATGAAGGTGGCGAGAATCGCCTGATCACGCAGCGGCATGCGCGACTGACCGGCCGCCAGCATCAGCCTGGTCAGTTGTTCAGGCGTGGCCGCCTGGCGCTCCGGCGCTGCCCCATCGGCGGCCGGCACCCAATGCGCATAGTTCTCTTCTGTGCGCTTCGAGGTAAATGCCCAGTGGAACATCTGGCGCAGTCGTCTAAACACATCGTTGCGTGTATGCCAGGTTAGCGCCCGGCCACTCTGGAACGACAAGACCCCACGTAAATAGATCTCGAAGTCTTCCAGGTCACGACGCGTTAGACGCCAATCCTGGGTTGGCCCTCGCGCTTCCCACCAGCTCACAAAATAGTCTACTTTCTGTCGATAGCCGGCGAGGGTGGCGGGATCGACTCGCCGGGTTGATAGCCACTGGTTAATTAGGGCTGTCAGGTGTTCACCCTCGAGCGCATGCTCAAAGGGTGCAAGGTTAATTTTTCCCACGTTTGTCTCCTCGGGTGCATGACAAACCCCACTCCAAATAGGAGAGGATTCGTTGAAACAACAATGCACCCCGGGAGTGGTGTAAGGCTCTGTCCAGGAACCTTGCACCGCATTCTATCAACCGTGTGCTGCCAGCCGCAACCACTACGAAGCTACTGGCAGCACACGGATTATAACCGATTCCCCCACGTAAGGTCAGACGTGAAAGATAAGGAGCCAAGATGACACTAGTCGAAATAGCGAATCAGATGCGCGGCCTGGTTAATGTGGCTGAGAATGCATTTGTATCGAAGACGTTGGCCAGGGGCTTGCATGTGCTGCTCCAGCGCAATGGCACAGCCCGCCGGCTGGCGGTGGCCCGGCTCAACGTATCGCCCTCCAGCAAGGAAGTCGAGATTATCGGGCGGGCCTTTGGGGTGGCACCGGACATGGTTTGGTCGCAGAGCCAGAGCCAGCGGCGCGGGACGCCGGACATGTTCCGGGTGTTCGAATGTCGTTGGACTGAGGCAGAAATAGCAAAGGCGGTGATGGATGACGAAAAGATACTCGTACCCGCCTGAGGTTGATCTGAATGCCCGGCGCAATAAGGCCGCCCGCCGGCGCTTTGCGCTGGTCGCAGCCGGATGCAGCACCTACGAGCTAGGCCAGCGGGGCGGCGCCGTAGCGATTCAATGCCTTTGCTGCGGGTTAGGGTCAGGCAATGCCACAGACATTGCACAGCGTTACTGTGGATTTTGCAAAGCGATACACAGCGAATGGAGGGGAGAGTGAAACTAGGTATCGCCATCGCCTGCTTTGTCGTAGCGCTTGCCGTGCTGGTCTGGCTGGCAAAACTAAATGGTTTTTAACGACAGCAGCCGGCCCTCACCCGAAAAGATTGAGCCGGCTGCCATCCAACTGGTGGACGGGGATAGTATAACATTCCCGGCCCCTTTCTATCAAGGAGCAAAAAATGAAAATTCTTTTTGACAGTCTTCAATGCCCATTCTGTCCCGAAACATTCGGTAATCACGGGTCGCTGGCCAAGCACATGTTTGCAGCGCATGGGAACAAACGCTGCAAACATGTCGGCTGGGGGTCTGGCGCTTTCCGGGCAATGCGCTTCATCCTGGGGGGCTGATATGGAAGAGTGGCGCGACGTGGCGGGGTTTGCAGGCCATTACCAGGTCAGTGACTTGGGTAATGTGCGCAGTGTCGATCGGGTGGTAGTGAATAGCCGGGAGCGGCCGCTGCGCCTAAAAGGCAGGCCACTGCGGCCACGTACAGACCAAGATGGCTATCTATCGGTTGGGCTGTCGGTGGTGGGTGTGCGCTGGACGCGCATGATCCACGATCTGGTGGCAACAGCGTTTCATGGCGAGCGGCCAGAGGGCTATGAGATCCACCATCGCAACCACAAGCGCTGGGACAATCGAGCTGTGAACCTCTGCTATGTGGCCGCTCGCTCGCACCTGGTGGCTCACTTCACCGGCGAAGACAACCCCAACAGCAAATTGACCGCAGCCCGGATCGAGGAGATCCGGACGATGTTGGCCAACGGTTACTCGCAGCGCCGGATCGCCAAACACGTGCAGGTGAGCCAGCCCACGATCAGCCGGCTGGTAGCTGGCAGGACGTGGCAGCATCTGGCCATTGTATGGCCAGGCCGGGCACAACTTAGTTTTACGGACGGCCTGCTAGATTTCGATTTGGACCAAGTAACAGAACTGGCGTTCTGAGGATATTTTGGAAGGAGCAACGATGAAAACAATTACGATAGATAGTATTGGGTCAACGATTGCCTGGAATGGGCCAGGCACGTATGTGGCGGTGCGGATGCGCGGGCAAATCGACTATTCGAAGGTCCCTGACGGCCAGACCGCGCAGAACGATGCCAATACCGTGGTTAAATTATTTGCATCAGAGCCGGCAGCCGTCCAGGCCCCAGTGCGGCGAGCGGGCTTTCGCTTTGCAAAGGGATGATGACGAATAACGGAGGGTAACATGTATGCGAGTGACGGTAGAGGAACAGCGGACGCTGGCCAAGGCCAGACTGGAGCATCTGTTGAGCGAACCCTTCTTTTTGGACACGCCCATTCACTGGGAAATCGAACGGTTGGCGCTGTGGCTGGGGATCCGGTTGGTGTACAGTGCTCCCCGGCGCTATCACCTGAACTCAGACACCTGGGGGACGAGCGACGTTTTGCTGCACCAGTCACGGCCTACGTACGCGGCTTCGAGGATACCCGGTATGAGCGAGCTTACGCCAACCCCTACCGTCCAGGCTGCCCTGCCTGGCATGACTACAACCGGGGCAATGAAGACGCACGACAAAGGAAGTAGCTAATGTTTCGTGAACTAGCATTTGAACAGATTGATCAAGCACCAATCTCCCCCACCCTCTTCCGGGCTGCTGTGCGGCTGCTCTTCATTGTTGCCGAGGCGAATGGGCAGATCAAGGCGACCAAGGATTTTGTGTGCAGCCGCTGCCACGTCGACAGTTGGGGCGCGGCGCGGCGGATGTTGGGCGACCTGGTGGATGCCAAGATTTTGGGCTATCGCACCGAAGGGACAACAGTCTTCCTGGACTTTAAGGCCTGGCCAGTGCGATCAGAACAGGCGTTCGTAGCGGCGCCCGCGTGCGAAAATGGATCACTATTGCGCGCGGATTTGGTAGCACCCGCGCGCGAGAATGGATCACAACCCACCGATGGCGAACCGGCAGCGCGATCCGATTTGGTAGCACCCGCGCGCGAGATCGGATCATTGGCGGAAACAGCGCGATCCAAATCCGCGCGTGGGCGCGCGGATTTGGTAGCACCCGCGCGCGAAAATGGATCTTTTACCCACACGGGCGCACGCGCAGGCGAGTTAGTTAGTGAGTTAGTTAGTACAGATCCTACTGATCAACAAACTGAACTAACTAACTCACTAACTGCCGGCCCCGGCAAAATCGAGGAAGCGCTTTCGCTGGCGCTCTTGCTGCACATCCGGGTTAAACCGGTGGACGCCAAACGATTGGCGAGCAGCAACCGGTTTGAAAACGTCCGCGAGGCAGTTGGGCATTGGTGGCTCAACCGCGAGTCGGAGGGCGGCAAGTTCCAGAACACGCCGGGGATAGTGGTCCACTGGCTGGACCACTGGGAACGATCGAGCGTGCCGGCGCTGAGCGAGGCCTTCCGGCGCACTGATCTCTACTTGACGCTGTGCCGCACACCGGCGGAGCTGCAAGCGGACGAAGAGGCCGCGGCGGAGGCGGATCGCCGGATGGCGGCCTGGGCAGCCGAAGCGGAGCTGGACGCACCAGCCGAGGAGCTGCCCGATGCGCTGCCGGCGCTCGATGACTGTGCCGAGACGCAGATCTGGCAGGAGGTTTTAGCCGAGATGGCGCTGCAACTGCCCTGGGCAGACCTGGAGGTGTGGCGGGACACGTGGTTGGTGTCTGCCGAGAATGACGAATGGGTGATTGGCGCTCGACCGAACGCCCTGCGTTGGCTGGAGCATCGCATGGAGAAAAATGTACAGCGGCGGTTGGCGAGCATGTTGCACCGAACGGTTTCGGTGCGCTTTGAGGGAGGCGAGTGTGCAAAGCGGACAATCAGAGATCCAGGCGCCGGACGTTGCGGTGGAGCTGGCCAGCCGGGCCACCGTCTGGGCCGAGATGACGATGGATGAGCGACTGGAACTGCTGGCGGCTGGGATGGATGATTACCAGCGCTGGCTGTCACATCGGCGCCGAGGGCCGAAACGCCGGCGGGCAAAGAAAGAACGGATGCAGTGATTTGGTGGATTTGAAAGGAGCTAGGCGATGGTGGTGAAAATAGCGGTGGCCAACAATAAAGGCGGCCCCGCCAAAACGGAAACGGTAAAACGACTCGGGTACGCCTTTGCGAGCATGGGCTACGCGGTGACGCTGGTGGACATAGATGGACAGGCAAACCTATCAGATGCCTTGGGCGCCGATGACGCCAGCCCGACGATGTCGCAGGTGCTGGACGGTAAATGCGAGTTTGTCGACGCGATGCGGATCATCGAGCTGACGGGCGGCCGTCGTCTGTGCCTGGTGCGCGCCGATGACGAGCTCAACGATACAGCGGACGATCTGGTCTCCAAGCCCCTGGGAATTTTGCGCCTAAAGCAGGCGTTTGATCGCTGTCCCCACCCAGGACAGATTGTGCTGATGGATTGCCCGCCCAACTTGGGCACGCTGACGTTCAGTGCGTTCATTGCGGCCACGCATGTCCTGATCCCAGCTACACCCTTGAAGCATTCGATCAAGGGTGTGAGCAGGGTGTTGGCCAAATTAGAGGAAGTGCGCCAGGGCTTGGGCCACCAGCCGATCGTGCTGGGGACATTGGCGACCATGGTGCGAAAAACCAATAATCACGATGAAGGGCTGGCAGAGTTGGCGAAAATGGAGCTGCCGCTGCTAGGCCAAATACCGCTTTGCGACGCGACGTATGCGGACAGCGTGCTGAATGCGGCCTATGGGTACATCGCCCAGCTGCTGGCGATGCGCCTGGGGTTGACGCCGGCGGGACGGGTGAGCCATGAGTAAATTATTACAACGCACGGCGGCCGCCATGAATGGCGAGGCGGTCACGTTTTCCCAGGAAAACATGGGCAAGACGCAGGTTGACTTTGCTAACCCGTTTATCGTGATGATGCCACTGGCCAAGATCCTCGACAACCCGTTTCAACATCGCACCGACTACGATTTGGACCATGTAACCAAGTTGGCCGATAGCATCAAGTCATTGAAAGGCGAACTGCCGGCGACGCTGGGTCTGCAACAGGTGCCACTGGTGCGGGTGGGCAAGCTGGACAAAGCTGGCGAATTCGATGCCCTGCCCCGTTTGCTGTACAACGACTGGCCGACCATGCGCCATCTGCTGACCGAACGCGACACTGTGGTGCAGCTGATGTTTGGCCATAGCCGGCTGCGCGCCTTCATGGTGCTGGCCAGTGGTGTGCGCAGTGTGTTTCTGGATGCAGCGGCGGAGATTGTCGGCCCGGATCCGGATGCGGATTACAGCCACATGCCCGTGCAGCTGGGCTTTGCGCTGGACGTGGCCATGTGGCGCCACGCCGTGACTGAGAATGCGCAGCGCAAGAACGTCACCGCCATCGAGGAGGCGCGCAGCCTCCAGCAGGCGACCGAGTTGTTTGGCCTGACCCTGGAAGAGGCGGGCAAGCCGTTTGGTTATGGCAACCGCTCGACGGTCTCCAACAAAATGCGCCTGTTGCGCCTGCCGGCCCACATCCAACAGGCCGTGAGCCGGGGGGAGATCACCGAACGCCATGCGCGTGAGCTGCTGCGCCTAGAAGAGGATCCGGATCGGCTGGGTCGGGTCTGGATTGATTTGACTAAGAAAAGTTGGTCCGTAGCGCAGCTGAGCGAAACCGTCAACTATGCCGTAAAAAACATGAAGGAAGAACAGGAACAGAAGCGCCAACAGGATGCTGTGCGGATCGTGTTGGCCAACGGCTGGACGCCACCCTTTGGATCTACGCCGCTGCCAGCCGATCGGGTGTGGACGGGTGAAAGATGGGGGCTGGAGCCATTTGATTTGAACGATGGTGCGAGCAAAGCACTGTTGGAGACGGGCGTGTGTGGTGGCCATTGCGCCTGTTGCACGGTGGCGATCAAAGCCAACATCCCTGGTGCCATCAAACCTGATCCTACCAATGCGCCTGAGATGATGCTCTGTTGTGGTGGTGATTGGGAGACCCGGCGCAATGCCAAAGCCCAGTTGCGGACCCAGCACAGCGGCGCCGTGCAGAAAACCGATGCCGAGCGCAAAGCGGCGGCCGAACGGGACCGCTTGCGGGATGCGGCTCAATTCCACAACGATACCGCCCGCCGGCGCTGGGTGAAGGGACTGGCCAAGTTAGATCTGGATGCGCTGTGGACTGACCTGCGCTTCTGGCGCCTGGCGGCAAGTAAGGCCCAGTACGGGCTGGGCGAAATGGCGAAAACGGCGACATCAATCGAGGGGCTACGTAATGAATTGCTTGACCGACTGTTCAGAAGTACATTTTCGTACACAAAAGAGTTTAGCGAATCCGTGGCCGACATCGCCGAGCTTGACCGGATGCTGAGCGCACTGTCGGCGCCCGAACAGTCGATTGCGCAGCCCAAGCCCGGCGACAGCCAAAGCACGCCCTGGCGCGACGATTGGGATGACCTGGACCAGTTCCAGTATGACGCTGCCGGCGTCTTCGACGCCGGCAGCGATGTAGCCCATTTGAGCCAGCCGCGTGTGGTGTTGCGCTTAATCGAGGAGTCCAAGGATAAGGCCCAGCGGGGCGTGTTGTGGCGCCGCTATCATGATTTGATGAAGGGAGGTGAGGGTAGCGAGATCCCAGTCCTGTAGGCAAAAAACAAGGCCCAAGGGGAAACCCATGAGCCTTGCGGAGCAGCTTCTTGGTGGTGAAGCTAGTCGTAGTGTAGCACATGTTTGGACAATCAAATAAGACGCCTAGATAGGGTGCTGGTTACACCCCATCTAGGCTGACCTGAACCGCTGAGTGAGCAGCGGCGAGGCTGTGGATATTGTATCACAGTAGTCGCCCTCTAGCGGACAACCGTTGGGGGGCGCTTTTTATTGGCCTCCCGTAAACATCGAAAGTGGAGGATTTATGCAGAAGAAAAACAGTTATGGGCGGAGTGAGCCCGTCATCCAGATAATGGACGAGCAGGGCAACCCAACGCCGGCTGCCGACCCGGCCGTGCTCCACGCGCTGGCCATGCAGGGTTTTACGCTGAAAAAGCGCAATGATTTCAGCTGCTTTATTGTGCCGATGCCACCGCTGGCCATGGCCTATCAGCATCTGCTAGACGACCAGCAGGCACGCCAGGCCGGCGAGCAACCGACCAGCCCGATTCCGCTGATTTGGATTGCGCTGGCCAACGCAGTCGGGCTGCGGGTGGATGTCGAGACGGGTCGCATCATTGATGGGCCCCGCAATCGGCCGACCCGGATTTATACAGTCGCAACCGACGGCGGTGCCGAATGAGCGTAAATAATTTCACGCCGCCCGTTTCACAGCCCAACCGGTGGCAGCAGATCATTATGTTGTTAGCCATACTCTACTGGATTAGCCCAGTAGACCTGGTGCCCTTCTTTCCAGGTGATGACCTGATTGTTATGGTGCTTGGTTATCTTGCCTACAGCAAACCTGTTGCGATGGACGGTGACGAATGAATATCGGAAAACTACTGAACGGGGCGGGCAAGCTGGCTGCAGGAGCCCAAAAGAGCGCAGCGGCGGCATTAAAACGCCAGGTGGCAAGCGCAAAAAAGCGAGCCAAGGCGGAGATGAAGCGCCAACTGAAACATGCTAAACAGGAAACACTGAAGGCAATCGGAATCAAGCCCAAGAAAACCACTATGAAGCGAGGTGCCAAATGAGCACATTACCCATCCCTGAAACCACGGCAACGCCGGAGCCCAAAAGGGCATCTAGTTGGGCGGCGCCGCTGCGTAGTATCGGCGGTGGTTGTCTGACGATGGTCTTCCTGCTAACGGCTTGCACGTTGATCACTGTCGGCTACTTGCTTTTTACGTGTACGGCGTTCTGCTAGGCAAATCATGAGTATCTTAGTCAAGGCCTCACGGCTCGCACTATTTGGAGTGGATATGAGCAATAAACCATCACTATCCGGCGTCATTAAAACATTCGGGTTTAACCAGGCGCGCCGGCTGATTGGCCTGCATCCGCAGGCTGGCCACACGTTTACAGATTGGCTAAAACTGTCGGCCCAGGAGTGGTTGCTGCGCCTAGTAGGCCTGCACCATGAGGATGCGTTGCCGGGTGGGTTTCCCAAAGTCATTTGGGAAACCATCAATGGTGTGCTTATGGCGCGGGGTGGCTTGAGCAACAAAGAATTCGAAGCGCCTAATTTTTGGCTGTCGAAAAGTAAATGCACGGTTTTCCCGCATATGTTGGAGGTTCAGGTAGACTATGCGCCCAGCGCCGACGGGGGCAAGGTCTATGCTATGGAAGAGATGATCGAAGATGCGCTAGCACGCGCCGGGCACGAGCTCAACATCCGAGTAGTTCCCCGGCCGCTGCGCATCCAGATCGACCGGCCCAACCCGGAGACCCAAGCGCTCATCAACTATTGGCCCCACATCAGTAACCCGGCGCTTGTGCCGATCAATCAGTTCTTTGTCGTTCCGGCTGTCTGCTGGGAGAATGGAAAAACCCGTCTATTGGTGCTCAACCTGGCCGAACCGGGCGGCTATAGCAGCGGCGACTTTGCGCAGTCGGGCGGCGGTAAAACACAGTTGGCGTTGGATAAGCTGTTGTCGGCGGCTATGCTCAATAGTCCTGAGGTGTTAAGTATATTGATCCTTGATCCTAAGGCTATCGACTTCGGGCCGATGAACACATTGACCCATTTGGCGGCACCGGTTATCACCGATGTGGATGACTGCATTGATGCACTGGCGGCGTGTGTCGCCGAAATGGATCGGCGTACCCAGGCTGCCAAAGTAGGTGATCGCAGCTTCGCCGATAAACGCATTTTGATCTTCGTTGATGAGGTCGCCGACCTACTAGTGACCGGCGGGACCAAAGTTGAGCGGATGTTGCAGCGACTAACACAAAAAGGGCGCGGGCTTGGGTTTTCGATTATCCTATGCAGTCAGCGCGCTGTGAAGGGCATGCCCGCCAATGTTCTGAATAACCTAGGCACCCGTTTTGTGGGCCGCATGGGCAACGCGTCAGAAAGCACCTTTGCCACTGGGGTTGACGGTTCGACCTGCCATCGTTTACCTGGTAAAGGTGCTTTCGAGGTATACAGTGCGGAATATCCGCGGGGATTCCGGGTACAGGCGTTCTATGTCGGCGACTCTAAATCTAAGGATTACGATCGCCAGATTGGGCGCTTTATTCACGATATCCGCGGGCGATGGGGTAATGTTGGACCGCACTGGCGGCCGGGCGTTGCTGGCCCACTACCTACGGATGGCGAGCCCGCAGACGAAGCGGCACCGGCCGCACCACCCAGTAGCGAGCCAGCTAGCGACATCGATAGCGCGCTGCTTAGTGAGCTGACCGAAGAGTATCTGCAAGATCCAGAAGCATTTTGTGTTCGCACTGTGCGCCGTGTACATAGTCTGGTTTATCAGAAGGAGGCACGTCATGAAAAGGCCAAACGTATCTATGACCTCTTTATTGCTAACTATGTAACAAATCTTGCCAGGAATTAGCCGGTACGCTAGCCCGGTACGGTCACGGGTGGTACGCAAACCGCACTCCTACAGGGTGTGTATGTGTACCACCCGTACCAGCGTACCAGACAAACGAGAGATAACTTCTGATCGCTGTTATAGTAATCAAGTAGCAAAATATTCTGTTGATGTTTTCCTGGGAAAACACTATATATATAGTATAGCAACGAAGGGGCGGTGATCGCATGATCACCGCCCCTTCGTTGCTTGGGTAGAGCTATAAAATTAGTAGCACTTACTTAATCGTAAATTTCGGTCGAATCCTTCGCGCTTCGCTTTGAATCGGTGAACGCATGTGCTAAAATGGATGTCAGGCGGGGGCCTTGAAGGGAATCCCTGCCCTTTTTTTAATCCCCAATGCCCAATGTGCGACGATGCTATCATTGATCCCCAGTCGCTCTAGAGGATTCGCTATGGATGCATTATTGCGCCGGCAGGTCGTGAGAATCGTCGGCGAACTGCGTGTGATCATCGCCGAGGCCCGTGGCGAGCCTGACGCGTGTCCGGAGCGCACGCCGGACGCGAATACAACATTCCCTTTGCCGCTGGACCAGGTGGAGCGCTGGCGGCGTGTGCTCAGTGATGTGGCGATGAGCAAGGTCGCCGGTGATAGGTAGTGGAGCGAGCATGTGGCCGATGAAAACACAATTGGCGGTGCCGGCATCGGCGGCAATGTTGGTACGGCGGGCGGGCCATTTGCGGGCCGGGACCAGACTACCTACAACAATAATATCAGTTATCGAGACGCAATCGATGACATGCGCACGGACATGCGGCTCCTCAAAGACGATGTCGAGGATCTAAAATTTGGACACTTTCAGATGCGTAGCGAGATAGCGAGTTCCAGGGCGGTGCAGCAGCAACGTCCCGATCCGCCACCGCTGCCATCATCGCTAGTTGACGAGCAGCGGCGCACAAATGATTTACTGCGTGTACTGATTGGCCTGCTCAGTTTCATGGCCCTGGGTGTGGTCTTGCTGCTAATCGTGGGGCGACTGTAGGAGGTTTATGGACAATCAAACGATTGCGGTGCTTGTCATTCTGTTTAGTATTACGCTATTGTTTGCCGCGTCGCTGTATCTATCCAGTCAGGAGATTGATGACGAATGATGACACCGAACCTCCAAGCCTATCTGGCGATGGTCAATGCCTTAGAGTTACTACGCCGGTACAAGTTAGGCGTGGCGCCTGATAAGGCGCGCTTCTATGCCGTCGTGATAACCGAGCAGGAGAAGGCCACAGCCTACATGAAAACGTTTGTATTGACCCTCGAAGAGTTAGATGCAGCGGCACAAGGACAAAGCGCATAAAGCTCAAGTTATTGATTGCAGCGTGGAACAATATACCAGTGCAGCACCGCATC